TCTTTCAAATCTCTCTTCAGTTGATCAATGAGCCTTCTGAAGCTTGCTGCATCAACCTGTCCGCCGCGCGAGGCGACCAAGGCATTGATCTGACGCTCCTCCGCCAGGCGTGCATGAGCACGGCACAGAATGTCGACCTGCTGAAGCGTGTAGCCCTGGATGTCCTGCAGGCTGTGGCCAGCCTCTACCAGCCGCGCAATTGAAAGCTGGATCGCATTACCCTGCGCTGCAATGTCCGCACCCCGCAGATCACGCGGCACTGCGCTCTGAACTCTCTCAAACAAGGTTGGATTCGCTTCAATCGCGGCTTTGACCACCCCCCGGAACTCGTCCTCCGCAAGAGCGTCCAGCCATCCGAGCGAACGCCCGGTCAGCATCTCGATCACCCTTGCGTTTGCATGGGCCACGTCAGGTAAAACTTCCCCCTCCCCGGAAAAGTCGCTGCGGCTGTACCACTGCATGAAAACCGGCAAATCACGCATGGTCAGCGGCTTGATCCGAATCATTTCATGTGTCAGCTGTACATCGACGCCCGCACCGAAAAGGGCGAGTATTTCTTGATATGGGCCGCACTCAGGCCGCTCCGCTCGAATCTGCTCTTTCATGGCATCACCTCATCCACGGCCTGGAACTATGTCACTCACAGCCCGCTCGTCATCGGGGTCGGCATCCAGCCCCTTCCAATACTGCGCATAGGGACTATCATCGGCCGGCACCATCACCATCACACAGCCGCAGTTGATCGTCTCGCCGATCGGCGCTGCCGGATCGTGCGGAGACATCATCTTCAAGGGCGCGCCCTTTTCGGTTGTCAGGTCGAAAGAATCTCCAATCTTTCGGACCTGGCCATGAATCACCCGATGATTTACGCGCGGTTCGGCGCGACCCTTCGAACGAATCCACTTCTTGCGCATCAGCCCCGGATAGACGGCTTCCACCTGCTCCATGCGCATGCGGGACGCATTGGCATAGATGCGGGCCGTCTCGTTGTAGAGCACCCCTTGCGCACGGCGCATCGTCATGCCCAAACGCTGCGCGATTTCACGACGTACAGTGCTGCGGTCGAGGACTCCCGTCACTACCAGCCCCAACCGCGTATTGATCGCATCGACAAGCTCCAGCGTGATGCCTTCGATCTTCGAGGTCATGAATTCGCGCATTGCCACCAGCAGCGGCATGTCGATCATCGGCGGCGGGGAGAGGCGCACTACGCGCAACCCGGTATCCACCAAATGCACACCCTCTGTCGTCATCTGCGCGCCGGCGATCGATGCCTGTACGCCGGCCGTCCTACCGGCCTCCTCAAGCGCGCGCCTCACCTCGGCCAAGATGGTCGAAAGCCGCCACCGCTCAGGCTCGGACGGCTGTCCATCCAAAATCCTTACGATGCGCTGCTCGGCCTCCTCGAGGATGCGCCGCACTTCAGCCACCGTATCCCGCACGATCCGCGATCGCGTTCGCAGTGCGTCCCCATAAATCCGCTGATCGTCAGCAGCACTCACATCGCCTCCCCGAATACACGCAACATGATGCGATCAAGTAGAGCGCGCACCGAACCTTCGATCGCGCCCTCGCTGGCCTCCAAGGCGTCGCCGAACATCCGCGTCGGTCTCGTACCCGGGTGATTCACCTCTTGCGCAAACACGGGACCGCCGACACCTGTAAAGGAAAGCACTCTCGCATTGCGCGGCCGGATCTTGTGCGGCTTCGTCCCCAGCTCCACCCAGGGCGCGTATTGCTCGTTACTACCGATGATCACAGACACCCCAAGGCTATCCGAGGCGGGCGCCGCCATCCCTAATCCCATCCCCGGCAATTGCTCCAGACCAAACGAGCCGAGCTGCTTTAAGCCGCCATGAGCCCCCAGTGGCTCCACATGCAGGCCCGACTGGATCGAGTTGCGCAACGATCCCGTGCGCACCGGCGTGCGCCGTAGAACCTGTTCTTGAAGGCGCGCCCCAGCCTCCCAGCCCCAGCGCATCATCTCGTCCTGGACAATCTCCGGCGCCTTCTCAATCGCCTGGCGCAACCGCCGCAGATCGTCCCCATCGAACTCGATACGAATCACAGCGTCACCTGCTTCGATCCACCAGGCTCAGCCGCCAGGTCTGGCTGCTGAAAGCCATCTGCCAGCACCAGGTTCTTTTTGCGCTCACGTGCCGCCGCCAGCTCCGCTTCCGGGTCCAACTCGTAGCCCAACCGGCCCGCCACCGTCGCCAGCAAACTTGTCGCCGCCACCTCACCAAGAATGCCGGCCTCCATGGCTGTAACGCAGGCGCCGGCCACCTGACCAAGCGCCGCCGCGTATTTGGTCGTATCGCTCGGGATCATCTCCGGAAACACCGCCTGTACCGCCACACGCGGATCATCCCAATCAGGTTCTCGACCTTCCCGCGCCATGATGGCCTGACGGATCACAAAGCGCCCGGCCTCCTCAAGCATGTAGCGCACTTCACGCTGGCGCATCGAAAACATCCTGTACGTCGGGCCACCCATCTCCGCGGCCGTGGCGAGGTTCACATCACCACCACCACCAAACCAGTGCTCTGGAATGCTTGCCGCACCCAGCACATGATTGCGAAAGAGCCGCGCGCCATGGCTGGTGTCAGACGCCTGCAAATTGGGCGCCTCGGCCTTCCAGGTAACGGATTCATTGTGCACGCGCACGCTGCCAGGCCCCGGAGCCCTGATTTCTTTGGCTAAAGCCTTGACGCGCTCCTCATCCGCGCCCGAGACCGTCACATCCCACACGAACGCACGCAGGAAGTTGTAGCGCTCCAGCTCGCCGAACAGGAACTGGTCATACGCATCCAGCCAATCCGCGGGAGCCCGCAGGTCCGAGCGCCCACGTCGTGTGTCCGAAAGTGTGTTCACGGTGAAATAGAAGACATCGCCATCGGCGAAAGTCTCGCGTAGCGCGCGCGTTCTCTCAGAAAAGAGAGTCTCAGGACCATTCACCACGACCCGATAGCGCCACCCCTTTTCCAGCGCCCCGCGGCCGACGATCAGGCCGATCGGCTGCTCCGGGTTGTCCGGGTCGACCACCACCTCTTTCAGAGCGGACGGATGGACATGGCCAAGCTGTACCGCACCCGATATTTCATTTACGAACACCCTCCATATTTGCTCCCCGAACAGCGAAAGCTCACGCACCCTCAGGGGAAGCTTCTTGTCCATCATGTTGATCGGGTGCCGCCAAAAGCTGTCGAGCACGGGCTGCCACGCTTCATCCGCTGCCACCAGCCTGACGCCATCACCAAGGATGTACGCGATCGGCAGTTCAACGATCCGGTTCGCAATCGCGTTTGCATCCCACAAATAGACGGCTGTCTCGCGCATCTTCTCCTGAGACAGCAAACCGAGATCGCGCTCGGCATTGGCAGTCAAACGCGACCACTGCTCATCATCAGCATCTACGGTCTGCCCCAGCGCCTCAGTGAGCCGCACCTTTTCCTCGGCAGGCGCCGCTCCAAACATCCGTTTCAACCCTGAGAAAACACCCACGTCTGCCTCCCTTTCCCGGTCAGGGCATGTTCTTGTAGAAAGATCGCCAATCGGCCACTGCCGCGCCGTAGATATGGCGAATCTTCAGCACCACCTGGTCATTGCTGAAGAGCGATCCCGCCGTGGCCCCATCCGAGACGAACAGCTCGGGATCCTCATTGCCCTCGAAAAAGGCCACGTCTATCGTCGGGTGTGCCGCGGGATCACCGATCAGGCACCAGTCGCTCGCGGCCTCCCATGAAGGTACGGACAGCACCTCGAGTTTGCGCGACTGGATGAAGCTGAAGTCCTGGTTCGTGGTCCGCTGAAGCAGGTTGAACGCTGTCTCTTCCAGCTCGAACGGCACGGCGATGAACTTCGGTCGAATGAAGTTGCGCCTTCTCAGGTCCGTATCGGCAAACGCACTTTGCGTGCGATAGGCGCCCGCCAGGCCCGCGGCAGACAGCGCCGCACTGCCGAGGTTGCCCCGCCCGATGCTGAACAGCGGCGCTCCGTCATGGATCGCCGGGTTGATCCGCATGAAATCGAACACGGTATCGAACAGCGTATGCGCGGCAGCCAGAGCCAGTTCGCGAATGATTTCGCGCACAAGGCCGATATCATCGTTTCGGATGGCTTCAAGGGTGATCGATTCCGTTCCGCCTCGCTTCGTCAATTGGAGCTGATAGGATCGTTCGCCCGGGCTCTGCAAGGGTGCGTAGCCTTCACCTTCTGCCACTTCGGCGAGGTTGCCATAGCCCCCGATCACACACTGGGCATGACTACGAAAATCCGACAACGGCCCGGTTCGCACGATCTTCTTCCAGGCTTCCAACTGCGGTAGATCGCCGTAGCTTCGCAGGAACTGGCGGTTGACTGAGCTGCCCCACGAATTTCGTCTTCCAGCGTAGTCGTCGTAGGATCGACACAACGAGAGGAAGAACGACGTGAAGCGCATCCCGAAACAGGAATACACGGCTGAGTTTTCAAAGGAGCAGGCCGTCAAAAGCGAAACTGACGAGGTCGGCAGCATTCGGCCGTGTTTGCCGAGGAAACTGGG